GAAGAATGAATGTTTAGAATGGTCCAGAATAGTGGTATAATAGTCTAGAGACTACGCGATTTTCACTTATAGGATGATTCAATGACCACTATTCTGTCAATTCTTGATGAACTTGCTTCCATTCCAGGCAGCAATGATAAACTTGCCGCATTGAAGAAACATGCCAATGGTAAACTCGGCGAGCTCCTACAGGATGTTCTTCGATTGACTTATGACAAGTCATACAACTTTTACATCAAGAAAATCCCTGAACACACTCCAAGTGGTATGAGAGATTTGGCATGGGGATTGGATGAATTGTCAGTTCTCTACACTCGCGCAAAAACTGGTAATGAGGGCATTGCACATCTTGCTGGTATTTTGTCAATGGTGAGTGATGATGACGCCGAAGTCATTTGTAAAATCATTGATCGCGATGTTTCTGCTGGATTTAGTGAAGGCACAATCAATAAATGCTGGGATGGTTTGATTCCTGAGTTGCCAATGATGTTGGCGCAACCAATGAAAGACAAATTCATCGCCAAAATCAAATATCCTGCAATGGCTCAATTGAAAGCAGACGGTGCACGTTGTATTGCTGTTATTGATGGCATGGACGTGAAATTGTTTTCGCGCAACTACAAAGGCTATTATGGTCTTGAGGGTTTGTGTGACGAACTTGCCACAATCAAGAAAGGCCGTTATGTTGTTGATGGTGAATTGGTTTGTGTTGACTCACGTGGTAATGTCATGCCTCGCAAACAATCAAATGGGATTATCAACAAAGCCAGTAAAGGTACAATCAGCTTTGCGGAAGCAGAGCAAGTACGATTCCAGGTTTGGGATTGTATTCCGTTCGATGATTATTTTTATGAAGGCATATACAAAGAGACTTGCATCGATCGATACAACAATCTTGCGGCAGTGTGCAAAGATGCAACACGCGTTTTCATTATTGAATCCCATACCGTTAACAATCTCGAAGAAGCTCGTGTAGTTTTCCAAAATTATGTAGCCCAGGAACTTGAAGGCATCATTTTGAAAAATATGAATGCACCTTGGGAAAATAAACGCAGCAACAATCAGGTGAAATTCAAAGTTGAAATTGAAAGTGACCTTGTGGTTGTTGGTATGTATGAAGGCACTGGGAAATATAAAGGCATGATGGGTGGGATTACCTGTGAATCTGCTGATGGCAAAGTGATTACCAATGTTGGTTCTGGATTTAATGACGAAGATCGTGCTTACTTCTGGAAGAACAAAAAGGATTTGATTGGCACTGTTGTTGAAATTAAGCACAATGGTTTGATTTTGAGCAAGGAAAAAGATGCAATTCATTCTGTGTTCTTGCCAATTTTTAAGTTCATTCGTGATGATAAAAATGCCACTCAGGCAGATACTTTGGAGACCATGAATGGCTAAGTATCGTCCGCAAATTGGTGATGTGATCAATTTTAACCATGCACAATCAACAAAATCAAAGACTGCAAAATCGAGTCTAAATTCTGGTACCATAACCTGGATTGCATCAAGTGGAAAATTTATGACTCTTTTTCCACATACAGTGACTATAAATAATGCATACGGCAAACCAATAGAGTGCGCCATCACTGTAGATTCAACGGATATTATTGGACTATCAAAATAGGTCCAATACAAGGACCTAAAATGGCTAGAAGAGACCAAGAAGACACAACTTCATTTGATGAACAACATAAAAAGAATAAGTTGATAGCATTGCTGACTATTTTTGTTACCATTTTTATGCCTATTGCCGGATTCTTTAGTATTCCGATGCCTGCAACAAAGCATGACATTGCTGAGTTACATCAGGCCGATGTACAAATTCGCAAAGAAGTTCAGATAAAATCTGATGAGTCTGAAATCAGAAGCATAAAGATGGAAATTGAACTTTTGAATATGGATGAAGAAAGGTGCACAGAAAGAAAGTATGAAAACATTCGTCAACAAGATGAATTCAAACTTGCTAATAAACCAGTTCCTGCTGCATATACCCAGGAACAAAGTGACGTCGAATCAAAACTGAAACATATACAAAATCAATTGGACATGAAAAAAGAAGAATTGAGGGTTATAAACCGATCTATATTGAGTGACTAAAATGCAAATGTTGTTACAACAAGAAGTCAATGATTGCATTCTGGCATCTGTTGCAAATTATGTATCACTAAAAACTGGTACAGATGCCATTGATGTATATGAAAATTTGAAGACGTTAATCAAAGATCCAAGGACTTTGTCTGCGACGGACTATATGGCATGGGTAGATGGCCATGGGATGCCGCTAGAGTTAATTTCTTTGCTTGTAGCCCATTACGGTATATGGCTAACATCAAAGATGGCTAGAAGCCTTCCAGATGAGCCGTGCATAATTGTCATGCCAGTGGATCATTTGAAAGAATACAAATACAATTGTCATGTTATTTTATGGACCGGCACAGAAATTCACGATCCTATCCAATTTGATTCACTCCGCACAACACACGCGGACCTACTTGATCACCTTCCAAGGGTGGTCATTTATAGTGAATAGTGCTGTTCATCCATACAGTACTTGTACCCTCTCCTAAGCCCTTGATTTATAAGGGGTTCTCCTAAGCCCTTGATTTCATTACATATTCCATATAGGTATATGTACTAGCCCCTTATATCAAAATAATATACCTCCTAAGCCCTTGATTTATAAGGCCTTTTCCTGTGGTCCTCCTAAGCCCTTGATTTGTAAGGGTTTATAGTTGTGTACAATGAAGTCCCCTGGGTGTATAATAGCACCATGTTAAGGCGAATGAGGATTAGAACATGGCAATGACCTCCCAGGTAGCAGGCTCCAAGCCTCAGTCTACCACTGAGATCGCCCTAGATATAATTGCTTTCACTAGCATTTGTATTAAGTGTGGTTTTGAAGATTCCGTTTTCAATCAACGTCTTCTTGTTGAGATGATCAATGAAGCAGGATTCAGAACGGCTCGCGGTGAAGAGTTCACTTACATGGGTTACCGCCAAATGATGGCGCGTCTTGATCCTGAACTGAAACGCAAAATTGTTTCTGAGTGTACTGAATCGCGATTGACTGAAACTTATGTTGGTCCTGCTGAAATTGAGACTTATGAGGATGCTGAATAATGAACGTGAAAATTCTTAGTGTTGGTGTGCGGGTTGCAGAGATTGTTAGTGATGACGTCAATGCAGTTGTGAAAATGATTGCTGCAGTGATTGCTGACGATCCATCTTCAGCTGAAGAATTTGATCTCATTGAAGACATTTCGGTTATTCGAATGAAAGATCGTGTTCGTGGACATTTTTATTGGGGTGGTCCTGAAGGTGATTTGTTCATGGTTGCTTTTTCTTGAGGATTAGAATATGAATCTTGATCACGTTGAGTTACACTCATTTCCCGTTGACAGAAATACCATAGTAGTTTTTGAGATGGGTTTGGGATTTGTCGAGACGTTTTCTGAATGTGGTCCTACTGGTGAGTATGAGCCACAAGTCAAGTCTGCTACTGTGTTGAGACGCAATCGTGCTGGTAACTTGGTTGAATCTTCAATCACTTTTGACGGGTTGATGGAGATATACAGGAAGCTGGTTGGTCGTCGTTTGAGAATTGATTTTTGGTGCAAGAGCCTGGTCAATATCTCTTTTGTGTTTCTGTCTGACTTCGCGTTTAACCGGTACTTCGGGCTGTTTGCGTGACATGGCATACTCCTTAAGGCGTCCAAGAATTGTTTTCTATCAGTTGTTTCATTTCGTCTTTTTTGGTTTTCCGTTTAGCTGTGATTTTTTCTGGGTATATGATGTTATGAGGTTCGCCATCGAGATACGATGCGAGTTGGTGTAGCCACTTCTGGGAATGGCCGGCTCTTTCAATTTTACCGAGGACCATGTTGCAAGTAGCACACAGTATTCCTCTTACCAATTTTGTCTTATGGTTGTGATCCATATGACGGTTGGTATTTTTTTCGTCTTTGAGCGGCTTCTCACATACTTTGCACAGGTGATTTTGTTGTTCTAGTAGAGCATCACGTAATACATTTTTGTGTTTTGGTTTTAGTAACTGCTTGCCGCCTCTTAATAAATCTTCAAGTTGCTTTTCAATCATGTAAAAAAATACCCCGAACATTTCTGTTAGAGGTATTTATACGGTGCCGTGTTCTCAGCCAATCACTTTTTTGGCTTTGCTTTGCCTTTGTGCTTGGAAGGTCGTTTTTCTCGACTCACTGGCTTCTCACCATTCGCCACATACTCTGCCCAACCTGCCCACACATCAGCAAGATTTTGCGGCGCTTGATGCATTGGCAGTACACGTTTTGGATCATTGATCAATTCGTTATGAACTGCTTTTGAAAGACGTGCTGCTGTTTGTGTGAATTTGCCCCATGGAGACAAACGGCCTGACAACTTGTTGCGTGAACGGTTGTGAGTATACTCACCTTTGTCATTTGCAAGAACCCAAGAATCAAGACGAGCTTTCATTCGTACTGGAGTTTTGCGCGGTTTTGCTTTAGCAACATTTTTCAGTGCTTCTGCAGCCTGCACATCATCAGGCTGTTTGCGCAAGTGACGCTCCAACTTGATTTTCTTGTTTTTGTTGAAGGACAAACGCGCCAAGTAAGTAGCGAATGAACCCTTGCCATTTAGTGATCTTTTTTTAACGCCCATTTTATTTCACCTTATTCAAATACTGCTGGGATAGATTTTTCTGACATGATCGTGTATTTCACTTCTTTGTCTTTGCCTTTCCAATCCAGATAACGCATTGCACCTGCATTCAAAGGTAGGCAAACACGCATGCCAACTTGGATAATTTTACAGTCTGGACCAACACCAACAACCAAGCCATCAGTAGGAATCTCAGGAGTAACTTCTTGCTTCAGGATGATACCACCCTCAGAAACTTTTTCTTTGCCAGCTGCAACTGCATGCGAGACGTCAACGATTACATTGTCAAACATTGCTAATGGTAATGTCATTATTTTACTCCGAACTTGGTTTTGAATTGTTGAAAAGACATTGATTTGAATTTCCTGTATCTTGTGGACCACTGACTTGAAGGTCGTGGACCGATTATTGAACCGGTATGACTAGAAGGACACCAGTGCGCAATCATTTTCTCATTGAGAATGAAATAATACTGTTGCGGCATTGCCACGTCGTATGTTGTCATATCCTCTTCAAGAATCTCTAGCTCATTGTCAATATCTAGCTCAGAAATATCAGCAACAAACTTTTTTACATTGTTGTACATTATGGCCATTAGTTAATCTCACCTATGGCAATTTCAAGTGGTGTTGGGTTGGACGGGTAGAGTCTTTTGATGCTAGACAACGTGATTGAACGCCATCCATTATTATCAACATCCCATACATTCAATACACCCGGATTCACGGCCCTTATTGGTTTTGCTTTGACGGCCTCAAAAGTTCCATCAGCAATTGTATTCACAGGTTCAACTACCGGAAGATACTGCGCATCCTTTGTTGCCTTCATAATTCTAGTAGAACCATCAGCCTTTGTGAATTCAACTTCAACAATGCCGTTAGTCATTGCTTCATTCAAATACATTTTCAGCGTATCTGTGGTTGGAAACATCAACTGCATTTGACTTTCTCCGAAATGTGAGTGATTTTTATTCCTGCCTTGGTGAAGGCATCTTTCCAATTTTCTGGGTTCTTGTCATACACGTCATCATATACAACTTCAACGATGCCAGACTGCGCGATATTCTTGGTGCACTCTTGACATGGCGACAAAGTACAATACATAGTAGCACCATTAATTGCTAAACCATGTTTTGCTGCAAAAATAATTGCATTCATCTCTGCATGAATTTCATATGCAGTTGAAAACTTGTTGTGTTCTGCTCGACCTTCTGGATACAGGTAATGCTCACCGTCGGCAACAATGTCACCTGTATTAGAAAACTTAGTCTTTAATCCCCACATATCTGGTCGTTTTGATGGGCTATGCAAATCACAGCAGTTAACTTGACCAGAAGCAGTGCCATTATATCCATGAGAAATAATATGGTCTTCCTTGACCACGACAGCACCCACTTGTATCGAGACACATTTGCTTTGTCTAGCAAAGGCTCGAGCGCAATCCATGAAAACTTGAGGGTTCATTATGAATCCAAATCAATTTGTGTATAGGTTAATTATATCACATGAGCCCTGTGTTCTAAACAAAACTTATGAGCCAATGTCCACCATTTCGCAGACCGTGCCTGTACATGCCAGGGTTTGTGTTCCTGTGGTAGTGTCTTCAATTTCATACTTGATGAGTCCTGACCAATCAACACTTTTTGGCATTGCTTGAATCAGTGATTCCCATTTTTCAAGCGCAATTTCTTCATAAGGAGCTTGCAGATATGCATGTTCTGATCTTGGCAAGAAGCTGATGCCAGAGATTGAATCAAAATTATCCCATACCCACTGGCCAACGCCCAGGAATTCATCATCACTGTAGTAAATTGTCACTGAAGCCGAATGTTCACACCAGTGATCTTTGAACATTTTCCAATGCTCTAACTGGTCAATGGCACTGTTATGATCTTTGCTCACGGCCGTTGGTGACTTCATTGGGAATGAAAACACTACATTTGATGGAATTGCAATATCATCTTCACAAGGGAATCCAGCTTCACGCATAAAAGTACACAATGGATCTTTTCTATCACCACGTACACGGCGAATGTAGAACTCAGCAAATCGATCGTGCAAACCAGAAGCCGAATCAACAAGTTGACTTACTGTATTGTGCGACACACAACCATTATCTAGTTGATACGAGTGGGTATCTTCTACTTCAATATCAACAGTGAACTCGATGTCTTTCAATTTTCTTACTGATAGCACTTTCATTTTAGCTTTCCTAGTTTAAGATTATTCTGATTGATATAAACATCAATACCAACTGATTCAAACTTTCTCTTTGGTAATTTTATTGATTTTGATCCATCATTAACCCATCTAAATCCAGCATTACCTTTGCCGCCTTTCTTGCCATTTGCTGATTGTATATGCGGCATAGTAAAACTACCAACTTTACCTCCCATACTAGCAAATGATAATCGTTCTTCTTTTGTTTGTCCATGAATACCGATTTTATTTTCTATTTGCATCTTTGCACCATTTCTGCCACCAAGAGAATAGTATGATTGTCTGTGTTCTTCATTAAATATACCAATTTTTCTATTCTTGACGATATTGCCACCAACACTTCCTGCAGCTGAACACGTTCTTAGATCAAAACCCACAGATTTACAAATGTTAATATACTTTGATTTTGCTCTACTAATAATTAATAATTTTTGTTCAAACATTAATGCATCAGTTGGATTGTCAAATTGTTTTAATATCTTAATTTTGAATGAATTGGCTCCATACTCACCTATTAACTTCTTGACTAATTTACTAGATGTAAAATAAGTAGTCCATAGATTATCAGGGTTTGCTATCTTTTTTGATTTTCCGTACTCGGCTCCTATGTATTTGAGACCAGTCGGTATATGTTTTATAAAATACACATAAGGAATATATGTTTTAATTTCCATGTAAAGCCCTCCGATACTGTTTTATTTATATCAGAAGGCTATATTTTGGTTAGAAACTGACAATCTCATCATTTTCGTTTATATCTTTTATACATTTCCATCCAGAATCAGTTAATAATTTATGATCTGCAGTGAATTTGTATGTATTTCCATCTTCTGTAGTAATCTCATATACTTCAGAAAACCCATTAATATACAATGAAGTTACAGCCTTTTCACTGTCGTCCTCATCATATACCGTCAATGGTTTATTTAGAGTTAGCCATTCTCCGGCATTGCACTCCATGATATTGACATCCGAATACTCAGCAAAGATATCAGCCATGGACTTTATACCACTGGTGGTCTTAATCTTGGTATCAAGAGTTGTGCATCCTGATGGTTTTACTGTAGTTGTTGCCGCGGCCTGGTTGATGCCACATTTCTTAGCCCAGGTTTTGTTGACTTCAATTACATAAGCTTTCAATTCAGCAAGCATTGCAATTTTTGCTTCAGTGCCCATACGTCCTGACAAAATATCATGGTCACGTACGCCGGTCATTGATACACCGAGTAAGCATTCTTCTTCAGCATTCTTTTTCCAGACTGAACGCAAATATGGGAAGTCGGTCAATGTTGCCTGGATTGTACCTAGAATTGCAGCCATTTCAGCCTTGGCTTTCAGCATTTCCATTGTGTCGCCGTGCCGCACAACAATTTCAGTAAGATTACAAAAACCACAAGGGCGCAACAAAATCTCTGCACATGGGTTAATACCAAAATCAAAATCAGGATCACGTCGACCAGTTTTGATAGCTTGTTTTTTCGCAGCTACACGGTTGTAGATTCCGCGCTCACCAACTTTTGATTCATGAAGTGCAAACCATTCTTTTGTGAATTGTGAGAACTCAGGTTTTTCAGTATAGCACACTGAGTTATTTGCTAATGAACGCTGAGATTCTGATAACCAGAATTGTCCTTTCTTAGCATCACGCATACGCTCATCAGAAAGATTTGAAAGAGAAATCATTGCAGAGCGGCGAACACCACCAACCACAACTACCTCACCAATCTTACACATAATATCATGACACTCAAGAGAATTCAATTTGCGCCCACGCGCTTTTCTGAATGTTTCACAAGTAAATCTGAATAACGCTTCCAATGGTTCTGGCCCCGAAGCACGTCCACCAAAAGTTTTTAATCGTGATCCAGCAGGTCTAACGGCACTGACATCCCATTTTGGAATCTGGCCGGTGTATAACATGGCAATCAATTCACGGAAAGCTTTTGCCCAACCTTTTTTGCTATCACCAACTTTGATTGTGGTGTCTGTTGGATAAAACTCTTCAGCCACTTCTGGTAGTTTTGCAATGTACTGACGCTCTACAGAAAATCCAACGCCGGTGCCATTCAATGAAATAAACATGGCCTCATCGAATGCACGTGGATGATCAACAGGAAGATAACTACAGTTATAGCCTGCGATATTACATTTCTCTAGCGCAGGTCCAGCGGTCATCAGGGCACGCATAGAAGGCATTGCTTCAAGATTCAAAATTGCTTTTCGTAACTTCGGCCATATGTTGGCAGGAAGTGTTTTGAGATTTTCACGCGTGGAGAAAAAATTGATATAACGATCAACAGTTTCTTCCCAAGTTTCTCTTCGATTTTTATCATCCATCCATCTGGCGTATCTGCTCAGTGCGATGAATTGACTATATTCTGGATTGCTAGTAGATGAAAAGTAATTAGCGGGGGTCATATTACTACCTGAGTGAGTGGATTATATTGATGGCTTTTCTGCATCAGCCTTTGCTTCTTCTGCCGCGGCTTTTTCTTTTTCGTCGAGCCATTTTGACAATTCTGGGAATGCAATAAGAATTTCTTCTGGACGTAGTGGATCAAACACCACATTAGACAATCTATCTTCCCAGGCCGCCGCGAGATCAGTTATTGATCTGACAATTCGCTCTTCTTTAAGACGATATTCTAAACTTTTCACATTGACACATATATCATGTTCAGGATCGAGAGCTATCAATGATTGCAGACGCTTATCCATAATGATTTGCTCACATTGTTTTATGTACGATTCTATTTCTAGATCGTCCATATCTTCGATTTTTATTTCTGACATTAGTGAATAGACCTTTTGAAGTGGAACATTTCGATGGCCGGTGCATCTGGCATGGCCGGAATTCGTGTTGTACTTATAAGTGCAGAAGTCGTGCTGATATAATCAAACAATTTATCGTTGAATACAAGAGTTCCTTGCACATTACAGTCTAGCACATTTATGTAAAAGTTATGACAAAACCCCAAAAATTGAGATATGATATTCATACCGCCAATAATCAAAATAGATTTGCAAGGGTATTTATCCATTATTGTTTTCAGTATTTCGTCTGATGTGTCTCCAGCAAGACATTCGTAGTCTTGTGGGATTTTTTCTTTGATGGTGCTCAAAGCAATATGAATCGGCTTATCCTCTTCAGAGTATTCTCCGCCGTCAATTTGTCGTTTAATTTCGCCACTAATGGCCGTTGTGCTTCCATAAATCAGCACCTTGCCTTTTGCAACCTCCCTAAGCAAGGAAACAACCCTTTCGGATTGTTCCCATGGCAGGTGGTTTCTGTTGCCCATAACATTGTTATTGGCAGTTGTCCAGAACGCCGACAGTTCAACCATACTTAAGAATCAAGATTGTTGAAAAAGTCGTCCAGATCGTCATCGCCTGTTGCAGCAATGTGGTCTGGTGTATCAAGATCAAAAGGGATGTCGTCAGTTTCATCAACTTGTGACAGATCCGCAAGATCTTCGTGTTTTGCTTTTTGGATAACTTTTTCAGTTTTACCCATGATCTTATTCCACTTCGCCAGCAACTGATCGTATGGCTTGAATTGATCAGCAGCAACAAGAGGAGTCAATGGATGCATTGCTGCATACGCTGCTTCCAATTTCTTTTCGTCGCCATCAAACAACGGGGCTGATGGACCAAACGCACTAGCGTCATAGTTATTTTGACCATTGACCTTTTGCAATTTCAGGTACATTGGAGCACCTTCAAAAACATCAGTCACATCTATGCACGGCTGACCTGGGAATTCAGGTTTACCCATTGCAATGATTTTTTCCATGATTTTAACACCGAATCCGAACTTGAAGACTTTGCCTTCAGTTTCAGCATTGGCTTTGTTTTGAATGACAACGATATTGCCGGTGTAGCGCAATTTACGTTTTCTTTCTGACGCCAATTTTTTGTTGGATTCAATACCAGAGTTCCACAGCTCTTTATTGGCATCACATACTGGGCATTCTTGACCAATTGTGGTTGGGCAGTTTTCAATGTACCACTGACCATTATGCTTTACTGAGTGACTGTAGATTTTGACAAATGGCACATCTTCTACGCCATCATCTTTTGCGGGTAGCAATCGGATCACGGCCAAACCGTTACCTGCTGCGTCTTTCGTTGGCTTCCATTCGGTGCCATCGTCTTCGTACTTTCCACCACCCTTGCGGTTCATGGCTTCTAGTTTTCCGACCAATGCATCAATATCTGCTTTACTTTTTTTCTTAAATGACATTTGAAGTACTCCGTTTAGGTGTCCAATAATGGACTCTGATTAAGTTGCCCGTCAGGGCGCGGTTTAGTCGCAACGATGTTCTGTTACTATATAATTTATACTACTTTCAAACCTTTCTAAACATTATTTTTACATTCTAGCAATAATAATTTTAGGGCGTCAGTATTCACTGAAAATAGCTTCTTGATATTCAGCAGGTGTTTTGCTGATTCTTCTAGAAGGATGTCAGAGCTCCTGTAAGGCGTTAGAAAATTAGCCATGCAATCCATAACGATAAGACTCTCAAATCCGACGTAGGCCTTCGAGAACATCCGTACGGCCATAGGATCCGGTAACGTAAAGAGAGACGTAAATCGAATGTCTCTCATGGTCGCATATCGCATCATACTGGTCAAATCATTAGTAAGAGTCTCATTGGAGGACAGAGATTTTCTCAAAATCATAGATGCATCGCGAATATCGGCTACCGACAGCCCATCAAAGACCTGGGATATATTCATTTGCAGATTCCCAAGAATAATTTCGTCCACCGTCAGAGATTTTGCAAGACGCTCATATATAACTCTCTGCCTCGAATTTTCAAAGGTCGATTGCTTCTGCTTTTCCATCAAGCCGCGGGAAAAGTCCCACTTGCCGGAAAAATGAAGTGCAATTGATCTGGAAATAACAAAGGCACCAAAACCGGAAGTCTTAGTGCCTAGATTATTTGAGATTGAAAGTTTCAGGACATTAGAAGAATTCATTCATCGACGCTGTATTGTTTTTGTCTGAGATCATATTATTGTGTACACATTCAGCATGTAGCTTGCCATGAAGCGAAGCTGAGATATACTTTTTAATTGATCCAGGGTCAACTTCATTTGCTTCTGACCATAACAACACTGCATCGAGGTAGGACAACTCTTTGTCATCCTGCACGAGCTTTTCTATTTCCATTGACGCTTTGGTTTTTTTATCCATTAGCTTCCGAACACCATTTCGTAAAGTCCAACCAAGTCTTCAGCTTCTTCAGTAATCGTTTCAAGATTCTGATTATGATAAATCTTAACCAACTTTTTGAAGTCTGCTGGCGGGATTTGCCAATTTTCTTTTGCATTTTTTGCAATTTCTTTTTGTAGGTCACGTTCGGCCTGTTGTCGCAATAAACTTCCTGATGCTTCTTTAATGGCACCTTGTACATCGATCTTGTCGGCCGGTGTAAGGTGGATCAATGATGGGTCAAATGACATATTACTCTCCTGATTTGCTGAAAAAAGATTTGATGCGAGTAAGAAGGTTGCCCAATTTTGCTACAACAGATGACTCAACGATTGCAATAGCCTCTTCTCTGAATTGATCATTAGGGATTTCACCAATGATTTTGTACTTGCACGCACGTCCTTTTGCATTGTTGTAATCCGTTGGGATACTCACAACATCGGTAGGGCTAACTTCAACCACCATGATGCGACTATTCATGTTGCCATAGTACGGCAGATATTCTTTTGAGCAAAAATGTAATCCGCGTGAGCATGTAACTGAGCGATCTTTCTCACACATTTCACGAGGCATTGATGGTTCAGTGCCGACGCTGTTATCGAAAGTGCCACTGAAAATGTCTTTGTAGTCACCTCGCACCAATTTGTATGCCAGAAAGTTGCCTTCTTGTGTGATAGGCAATGTGTTATGATCAAGAAATCTGAACAGATCTTCAATTGCATCAACATCAGGATTCTTGTACAGCTTGTCTGTCATATTGATGATTGCATTCAAATCTTCATGGTCACCATCTGTGCTGGCCAATTGACTGATGCGTGTATGTAAACGATGGTCCACGCTTTTGGTAACACCATCACCGCCGACCAAATACATTACACCGGCTTTTGAGAACACACGGCCATCAAGAAAGAACAGCTGCTCAGTGAATTTGCGAATGAATACTGACAAAGAATCAGAGTCATCTGAAACGCATGCCTCACGAATATCCGCAAAATCTGGATAGGACTCATGGAAGGTGTACATTTCACCGCTGAAAACTACTGCCAGGGTTGTGTCAGTGGCCACATAGCCAATTTGATTAGTCATTTGTTGATGCCTCTTGGTTATCAATCAGGTTAATGTAGTTCATCACATCAACTTCACCTGGGGTTCCTAGTACTGACCTCATATTGAACAATTTCAACAGAGGGTATTTGCATGGTGCCATTTCACAAAAATCTTCGTATGCCTTAATGTTTATTGGGGCAATTTTTGGTGAGTGGACAGAAAGTTGTGCATGTCTGTCATCACCCAGTATGATTCGCAATGCACCTTTGTTGCCCATTATTCTCCCTTCAAGGGTAGTCAATGAATACGACATTTCTTTTCCGTCAATGCCCAAAGATTTTAACAACACAGAATTCTCACGGGTAGACGACGAATAGTGGATTCTATCCAGCACTTCGTTATTTGCAATGATCGCATTAGCCGTCTGGATGTTTTCAATTGTCTGGTCAGTGACTAGCATTCTCATAAAGTCAACAACATGAATCCATACGATATTGCTCTTCATAGCTGTATTATATTCTGGTTTTGTCAGAACATAAACATTATTAGGCAAATTTGACAATTGACATTCATGCGACACCATTTTCATTATGGAGCTGCTGATCAAGCCACCCAATTCTGACTGATGCATGTATACGCGTGGCTGAGTCGCGAATTGTGTAATTACGTCTTGCTCAGTGATTTGCTTAGGTGTTAGCTTTCCTCTGTATGTAGTAGAATCACAGTTCAAGTATTTCCATGTCTTTGTCACGGCCAGGCCGGTTGCACGTGGCTTCATGACTCGTGCTTTTTTCACAACTGGAATAGACGACAACAAAGTGAAATTCATTCCTGAGATTTGATCCTGGAGCCATTTCATGCACTCGCGCGCATCAGAGCCAACAATATCGATGTACTCATCAGCAAAAGTTACAAAATACGAAGTCTTGATTGACTTTTCTTTCACATGTTTTCTGTACAGGCCGTCACCTTTTTTGCCAATGTCATTGAAAAAGTATTGTACCGTTTCAATTGGCAATGATGTCACAGGCAATGCGTATGACGAAAGCTTCATCGTCTTTCTTGTTGGCTTCAGTTGGGCATAAACAAACTTGAATCCAGACATTGCATAATGACCATCTTCAAATTCATAGTATTTTCCCCATGATTTGATCAATTCACCTTTGTATGTAGGCCGCATTGATTTTGTGTCAATAACACCAATGTCTTTGATTTCTGCAGCGCGCAAATAAGCTTCAAACAGTGAAGGAGCCGCATCAATATATTCTTGCAAGTCCTTAACGATGCGAGAGCTAACTTCCTGCAAGCGCTTCATAATGTTGGCATTTGTGATAGGATCGTGCGACAAAGTTTCGCGAGATGCCGTTGGATCAAGCTGGCCAATTGGGAAAAAGACGTCAAGATGACAACCGCTAAAAGCAAAATCGCGAAGTTGTGTTGCAGCTTCAGTACCTAATGTCTGTCTGAATTGACTTCCAAGTGGATACGCGACAGGTCCTTGAATTGCAAACATGTCATTGGTGCCAAACCAATCATCGGTATGTGACTTTCTGATGCCATACACCTCATTTTTGACAAGATATTCTTGCTCTTTTGTGATGGCAGCAATGGCAGTATCTTCAACACCGTAAACCACGGGCTTGATGTCAAATGTGCGAAATGTTTTCTTGGCAGCAGTAATGAATTTGCTAATGTCGTATTTGTCAACAGGCACAGAAACTTTAGTGCCATTGGCTTGATCAGTTTCTTGACGAATCATAAGATGCGGTACAGGTTCACCAGCAGCATTTGTTGCCATGGTGTAAATGCATTTCACACCATCTTTGATGGTTTGAACTGTAAAGCTGTCCGTGTAAGAGAAAGGACTTTTTGAACCGAGTCCCATGAACCCAGCCTCATTATTCGTTTCTGCTTTTGTGGATCCGAAATACGTGGTATAGACATCGTCAACGTCGGATTCATTCATGCCACAACCAAAATCTTCAACAGAAAACCACGGTTCACTTACAGTAGGCATGTGAATTTCAAACTGCGATTTGTGTTTTCCTGCAGCTGCGTTGGCGTCAAATGCGTTTGTAGACAACTCACGTACAACAGCAAGAATCTTGTCAGTATACAAGCCACTAGACAAGATCTTGAATGCCTTTGCAGAGGCAGTGATTTTGAAGGCACCTTTAGACTCTACATTGGTAGTGATGTTGTTTTCAACCGTAGCTAACTTCATGTTGTATTCCTCAAGTTGGTCATTGCTATGTAGTTATTATATCACATAGGACTGCCATTCTAAACATTCATTAGAAGTCATTCACATTTTCAACCATCAGTGAAAAGCCACCTTTGATGAGGTACGGGTAGATCTTTCCACGAGTGGCCGGCACAGTCTCAGTGAAAGCCTTGATGATGTCATTTTCATATTGTTCAGGGACTTTAGTGAGGTCTAGCAGTGATTCATTTTCATTGAACCTGGCCAGCATATCACTGTCACAGAATGATTCACGGTCCATTTTTGCCCACTTCTCAAAGTTCACTTCACTGATGCCTTTTTGACGAGTACCAGTGATCACTGCATCTCTTTCAGACTTGATATTTGAAATGCCGTCTTTCTTGTCGCCTTTGATGATTTTGTACAGCAGATGGCCTTTTGGTCCACCATGTTTAGGGTGAATCATCTTTCCGTGCATCGATGAAAATTGCTTTACGTTCTTGAATTGCTGGAGTTGCAACCAGTCACCATCTGCAGAACACAGAAGAATTGACTCGTATTTGTCGTGGAAATGCTTACACAACACACCGGCAATATCATCAGCCTCGCATCGATCAACATTCAAAACTTTGTATGGAAAACTGTTGCGCAAATCGACTTCCAACTCATTCATCGCACCATAGATGATCTTGAAATCATAGGGTGATTTGTCACGATTTTTTGCACGGTGACCTTTGTAATAATCTGCAATATCTCTTCGCCAATAATCCCTGGCGTCAAATGCCAACACAATTTCTGGATATGTGGCTTTGAATTTCTTTGTGAGTGTTCGCACTGAATTGAGTATGCAAGTCTTCACGTGTTGATGCTGCATAATTTCTGTTGGTTTGAAGGTTGCAAACACGGTACTCAATGCCAGCAAACTAAAATCCACAATCATCAATCCTTTCTTTTTTTCAACATGGCCAGGTAGGAAGTCTACTAGTGACATAAAATCTCTCAATAATCATCGTCTTTTTGTTGTGCAGCTTTCAACTGCAAATTTCGGATAACATCGTCGATGCTTTGTCCGATGACGTTCCTGTCATTACGTTCCCGTTTTTCCATCAGCAGGTTTATCTGATTATCAATTTCTCGATTATCATAATTAGCGAATTTTATGAAAGATGTTATCAATGCAATCAAAATCTCAGTCTGAGTGCGATTAGATTTTGCTACTGCAGATCTCCATTCAGAATCGAGAGTCAACGGTATTCTTGCATTGAGCAGTCGTGTTTTCTTAGAGCCTTTCTGAGTTGTTTCAAATGGCATGCTTGTATTATTCCTCTGCCCAGGTCTCTTGTATTCACCTATCATAAAACCTCACACATAAAATGAGTGACTTCCTACTTTGTAAATCAGTCGTTTTTTCCAGACCTGCTTGCTAACTTTATCATTCTTGTAGTAAATAGCACCGCGTGTAGGATCTGGGACTTTTTTATCGATAACCAATGAGGCAATTTGAATGGCTTCATTGTATGCATCTTTGTCAGTGATGACGTCTTTTATTTTATCTGATTTGTAGCTGAATTGGTTTGGTTGATTCACCACGTGCTGCACAGTGTGAGCGAACTTTTCGCTCTCAATTCTATTGATTACCACGTATGCCACGGCGATCTGGCCAATTCTTGGTTCACCTCTTGCTTCAAAATATACTACATCAGCAAGTGTTAGAATGTCGTTATTTCTCCTTTCATAGTCGTGAGTTGTTGTTGCGTTTACAGTTAAAGAGAGCGCCAGCAGGATTGCTGTGCTTAGTAGTTTTAAGTTTTTCATTGGATTCTTTTTTGAAAACTGCATTTTGAAATGGGTAGATGAACCAGCTGATGCCATGAAACCCAAACCAAAGAAAACCAAATCCACCAAAAAACCAAAGAAAAGTGATGAAGATGAAAAAGTCTGATATAACCTGGGCATCAATCATTCCACTAATTGGTGGGCAATCAATCGGTGTAATGAATTTTTTGGATGACAAACTGCCTGAGTATGTTTTGACATATCCTGCATTTGCCAAAAACGATTCACACTTCTATAATTATCTACGAACAAGACGCGACTGGACTGATGAGCCAATTGTTATTGACTCAAAAACAAATGTTCTGATGAATTCCGATGATGCCAAGCGTATGAAATATGTTGACATTGTTAACGTAGTTCCTCCTTGCGCCGGCCTTTCAGGCATGAGCACCATTTCAGGTGGTGGCTGTCCAGCAAATGATTGGATGTACTTGTCTTCTGAATTTGTTCTAAAAAACATCAAACCAAAAGTTATGTTTGGTGAAAATGCACCAAGGCTCGCCACTAATGGTGGTAAGCAAGTGCGCGATAGACTTTTTGCCATTGCTAAAAAATATGGCTACTCTGTTGCATTCTACAAAACATCATCAGTGCTTCATGGGCTGTGTCAAAATCGTCCACGTACATTTTTCTTTTTGTTCAAATCTGAGTTTGCACCATTGCTGAAGTATTTCAAGCATGAAATGGTGCCATTCGTTGATCAAATCGGACCAGCGCTTGATCCTAATGACAAGATGGCATGCTTCGTTGGAAAACGCGGCCAACCAATTATTCCAACTCAAGATGTGCACTACAAATATCTGTTGGAAGAAATTATGCACATGAGTCATCCTGAATTCATTGCACAATTAGGTGCTAATACCAAAGTGATTGATTTGATTGCAAAATTGGATGGCGGCTTTCACAAGTTCATCAAATGGTGCGCAAAAAATAACATGGACAAAGAGCAGACACGTGCTGAATTTGCCCAGGCAAAAATGGATTCCAAGATGGGATTTTGGCAACATGGCCTATTGGCTACGCCTCTCTCAGGACCTGCTCAGGCATTTGTATCGGATGCCCCTTGGGCTTCTATCCATCCAACTGAAGATCGCTGTCTGTCAATCAGAGAAGGCCTCAGAATGATGGGGTTGCCAGACGACTTTGAACTCCTGGGTGCACCACGAAATGCAAATCACATGTGTCAAAATGTTCCTGTGCCGACTGCATACGATATGACTGACATTGCAGCTGCATTTGTTCTTGATCAATTACAGTGCAGTGGTAGTGATAGAATTATGGTGGACAATTTCAAACAGGTCACCACTTCAGAATCAGTGATGTCACCAAGTACACTGGAAGATTTTTTGTCTAACTAATTGTTTAGAATGACAAAAAACCGGTATATAATAACTATACCGGCAAAAATGCTGGAAAGCGAAGTTTAATGTAGTATAAATAATAACCCTGAGGTAAATGAAATGAAACAAGTAATCGTTATTGATATGCTGAACCCACAGCGCACCAAACTGTTTGCATCTGTTGCAGACGCAGCAACACAACTCGGCCTTGACGCTTCTACTGTGTCTCGTGCAGCTTCTGGCGACCGCGGATGCAAATCTGCGTCTGGCAAAGTAATCGTGTTTGCCTAATCGTTCCTTTGATTCAAAAGGACAACTAGAAGGCATCTTAGGATGCCTTTTTAGTTTAACGGAGAATCCAATGAAAAACTTAAAACTACTAAGCGCAGCAATCCTGCTGGCGCTCTCTTTAACTGTAAACGCAACAACAACTCACGACTATGAAAGGAGAAATAACGACATTCT